AGGGAGGCCTTCTTGAGACTACCTGACAGGGGCATTTTAAGTGTTCCACTTCCACTCGTCGGAGAATGCCGGGAGAGTGAGGACAAACTCGAATCCCGGGGTGCCAACTTTCCGTGGGTCGTCCGTCCGATCCACCTTGGTGTGCCGACAAAACCTGTAGAAGTAATCAGACCAGAGGTCGTCATGTAACGTGAGAGGTAGTGCGAAGGGCCGGGAGGGATCCCACTTTTCAATGCGATCCTCCAAAGCCAATTGCATCGAGACAGGAATCTGGTACAATCGCGCCACTAACTCTCGCGTTCGTGGGCCTGGCTGCATTGTCCAATCAAGTTCAGTACTCAAATTGACAAACCATTTGTCTTTCTCGTACTGACTCATGGAAGCACTGCGTGCAACCTGGCGACGAACCATAGCATCCGTGATGTCCTCAGTGTGCTTGAGGACCCTCTTGGCCATCGTCCACAGTATGGGCATACCTGGATAAGAATATGCACAGGATAGCGCTTTAACTCGCAATAAAGTCTGTAACTTCCTTGGCGCGGAGTTGTGATACATTCCGTTCATCCAACCAAACTTGCACATATATGCCAGTGGGTCGGTAACGTTTATGCGTTCAACGCTGTCGAAAACCAGTCCACAAAAACTGGCCTCCTCCAGATTCTCCACACAATCAGTCTTTATTGTGAATCCCAATTCACGGTACAGATCAGGGGAAGGCGGTTCCCTATCTGAAGGAACAGTGAACAACCCATCGTCTCCTTCAACAATGAATTTGGGCTCTGGCAAGCCACAACGTTCAAAGTTGAACAGGTTGACCATCATGTTCGTAAGACCGTTTCCTAATGATGTGCACATCTCGCCTGACATTCTTCGAGCAACGATAAAGGCTTGAAAATGGCGAAAATATATCCGTTGGGGTCCACAGATTACATTCTCGCAAATATTTAGTACTCTACGCATCGGCTCATTTCTGCCAACTAGGGCATAATAAGCACAAAATTCACAATTTCGCTGTATCAGATCTCCAAAGGACGATTCAAAAGAGCTGAAATCCGATATCATATATTTGTATCCTTCGATGCAAATATTGTCCATTATGAAATTTGGCCTTTCAGAAACGGGGATCTTCTTTATGAATCCCTTGAAGGCAAAAACGACACGCTCAATCTCTTTGAACACTGGACCAGAGAAGGCCTTGAACGTGTCTGTGCGAGAGTAAATACCTCTAGCGTGTTTATACTTAGGGTAGCGCTCGTGCTTCATAAAAGCTTTCACAACATGGTCCTTTACCCTAAGTGTCCGCTCCGCTTGATTCCACGTGTTACGCAACTGATCTTTGCGCCACTTCGGATAATTTGTATTCTCTATCCAGGAATCAAACGACGGATCAAAATCCGCGTCTATGGCATCAAAAGTGTCGAGCGCCTTCCTATATACAAAGTTGCGGAAGTCTGTTAATATTTTTGGGTTTATTTGGGTGTTTTCTAAATGCTCTCGACACATTCGATGCAAATAACCGGCGACCATCGTGTCGCGATCTCCAACATCAGGTGCAGGCAAGGCTTGACCTTCTACATGGCAACCCATGCTTGTGTACATAGGCTGCTTTTCAGTCTTTGACGGACCAGTAACTCTAAACCCAGAGTTCTTGTCCACTGGCTGTTTCTCATCTTGTAGAACCTCGCCCGTCCTGTAGCCGAAGGCCGCAAGACGGCTGGCACCATGATCACCGGCTACTGAGGGACATTGCACTGACGCGCGCGGTCGCGTCGGCGCAAGTGGGAGCACCTCGCATACCCCACCCAAAGGGTATTTGAGGCAACGTTTTCGGCCAACATTGAGGCGTCGATGTTGGAAGACTTGTCTCTCAACATGCGGACCTGCATAGACTCCAACATTGTCCGGGGTGTGAAGTAGGGATCCATTGAATGGAGGGTATTGGTCTGCCATAACATGGTATGACTCACAAGGAAATCATCCTTCGATTTGATGGACGAACGTCTCACGAGCGTACCGTCTGACACCAAATCCTCCAAACGTATACGTGCTTGTTGGTCTGCCCACGTCTCACCCGGCCCTAGAGCTCTCTCTATCAGGCGATCCATCCTTTCTTCCCCACGCCAGAAACCCATGAAGGTTGATGACATCGTTAGGAGGTGGGTAGTCACGGTGTAACGGACATATTTGGGATCTTGGAACCTTATCTTGGCGTTTGTCATCACATCTGCTCTCATGTCGTGCGTGTAATGAGTCTCGCACGGTGTGTTCTGAGTATAAACCCAGAACATCAGAGTCCGTCGTGTGAAGTAGAAATAGGCGGCACAAAGCAAGAATGCCGCCGCTGCCAAAGTGAAGGCTCCGCGTGGGGTCGCAATGATCGCGACGCTTGAGGTAACAATGAAGAAAATGAGCAGTTGAGCAATTCGTATCCAATCGGTACGTTTATCTCCGACCCTACTATTGAATACGATCCAAGGCCCAGATTCTCGATCCACGCGCCAAGTGTCTGAGTTGGTAGACAACTCAACTCTAGTAGCGCGGAAATCTGGTCGACCGAGGTCATCTCCATTTCCAGGCCCCGTTTGAGCTCCAACCCCACTTTCCTGTCCGGGCTGGTCACGGGCGTTATCTGCAGGAGGCGCTTGTATGCCACCATCCGCAGTCCCTGGAACATTTTCTCCATTGACATTCCCTCTGGCAGGCCCATTTGCCTGTCCCACGTGAGGCAGTCCGTCTGCAATGACAGTTCCGGCCACCTCGATATCATGTCCACCACCCCCTCCATCTCGTGCCATGTCAGTCCACCTTCGGGCACCAAGAAGCTCGGCAGCAGGAACAATATCTTCGCCGTCCGTAACACCGGCCGAAGATCCCCCCGTTTGATGTTGTGCACGCTGATCACGTGCATCCACCCTACGGCGGTTACGACGATTGCGACGTAATTGTTGCTCGCCCGTGCTGCCTCCCGAAGGAGGGCTACCACCCTCTCGCTGGTCCGCGCGGTCCTGGCGGAAAGCGTCTGCAGTGCGCGTTGGCTGCTGATTGCCGCGGCCATTATCCCTCTGGAAGCTGGAGCATTGCCGATTATTGTTCGACTGGCTTCCAGACTGGCCGTTAGGCGCTGAATGCCTGTTAGCGTACCCAGATCGATTGTGTGCAGACCGCCAAGCGGGATGAACCGCGTGATTGCTCTCTCTGTGCCTACGATTGCGATGTTGATGTGGCGTTGCCGTAGCACCGCCATCATTCGTCGCTGCTTGGCCCCTCGACTGTAATCCTCTCCCCGTGTTAACCTGCGACGCTCCAGAAGCAGTTTGTGGCTGTTGCTGCTGTAGCGTCTCATCCCGATTTGTGACATTGTCGCTCATTAAAGGTTGATAGCTGTTGTGTATGACTTCTCAACTGTGAC